TTGCCATGATTTCTCCTATAATTAGTGGAAGGTTCTAAGGTATTGGCAATACCATGAACGAACCTTATTGTAAAGAATTTAGTTATGATACTGGTTATGATACAAGAGGGAGGGTGAGGTAATTACTGATTCGCTTTGATTAAGGCACTTTGCTTTGCCTTATATCTTTTAATTACTTCATCGTAGTTTATATCTTCTATTGTCAAAGGATTTGTTGGATTATTTTGATTCCATAATCTAATCCTTCTCTTTGACTGATCTGCTTTCTTATCAAGTATTAAATCTAAGATTGCAGTACGCTCTAAACCTCTAAACCTTTTTTGTCTCTCAGTCTCTTGTTGTTTCGTAAGGAATCTTTTACCAATGTATCTCGATAATCCGCCTAAAAGACCCATATAGTCATCTAAGTTTCTTCGCACAGCTAATGTAAAGTCATCATACTTTTCTGCATCCCTTAAAACACTTTCTGTTGTTTTTAATAAATCTGAAGCATCTTGCATAAATACAGGTTTTACAGCAAATTCTAACTTACCAGGTAATTGACTTAATTTTTCTGCTTCCATAAAGTCACTGATAATACCAAATGAACCTACAGCTGCGATGTTATTTAAAAATCTATCTACCGTAGCTACATCTTCTTTCCTGTAATATTCTTCTCCTGTAGCTATACTTTTAATTTTATTCTTTGCCCAAATAACAAACTCACCACCTAGCGCACCACCTGCCATAATTCTTAATACAGGCATATAATTACCATTTTTGATTTCAGTTTTAAGCATATCTTTAATCATAGTCGCTTGCCTGACACCGAATCTTTTAAATAGAAATAACGGTCTCCATTTCGGGTCATTAAATACTTTAGGGTCTCTTAATACATTTTTCTGTAATTGACTGTCTACTGCAAAGCGATACATTTTTTTAGCAAGTAAATCATCTGTAAGTTTGCTCTTGTAGTTAATACCAAAAGACTTCAGTGTCTTCCTAGCCCAGTTAGCCTTAATACTGTTACTGTTTGCGATTTTCATTAAATCCTTAGCACCTACCTTAAATGTATTTGCAGCTAAATATAAGTTAAATTTATTTACTTGTTCAAAGCCAAGTTTAGTAGCGTATTTAGAGAACTTACCCATAATCCCTGTAGGCTCAACACCAGACAAAGCACTAATCATAGAATCTTTTAGTATACCTGTAGAGCGAGCAAACTCTCTTGACTGAGGGTTTAATAAATCTATACCAGATCTGAGCGTTCTAAACACACCCCATTGAGGCATTGTAGAAACCAGAGTCTGTGTAAGGTTTGGTATTGTAGCAGTTCCTAAACCAATCTTAGAACCTACTTCAAATCCATAATACGCATTAAGGATATCTTTTGCTTTCCCTGTGTAACCTCTTAATTGTTCAGCGTTTCCTGTATACATATCCAATACTTCATGTAGTAATATGCCTTCGTCTGGATTCTTACGACTGACTTTATCGATTATTCTTTGACCTTTTTTACCATCTGCACCAAACTGCTTTGCTAATGAAAGTCTTTTAGTCATTGTATCTAAGTAATAAGGAATAACTTTTCTAGCATCTCTTTCAAATATTGTTGCAGGTAAATCCAATTTCCTGGCCTTTTCAAAACTAGACTGAGGAAACAGTTGATTAGAGACATCTTTTTTAAGCCTTTTTAATGCTTCGCTATATGTTTTTGCACTACCCTCAGAAATCATATAGTTTACAATATCGATAGTGTTTTTACTTTGGTTGCCAAGATATGATTTAATTATTTGATCAGATTTATTACCAGATTCAATCATCATTTTTTCTACTTTAGCTAAGTCATTAAAGACTTCTTCAGCTACTTCTCTTTTCCATACTCTTGGGAAATAGTTCTCAACATAACCTATCTTAACACCGTTCTTACGAAGTTGAAAAACAATATCATCTAAAACAGCTTTAACCTCTGGAGCCTTACCTGCCTCTAAGGCCTTAGATAGTCTTAACGCTTCTACTTCAGTTAGTTTATCAAAACCAACTTTATTTAATTTTGAATTATACTTACCAAATAATGAATGCCATTCTTCATCTGCTTTTTCTATCTTTCTAAATAAAACTTTGCTTTCAGCTTGTGAGACTCTATTCCTTACTTGTTTAGCGATATCTACGATTTTAGAGAATTTCCCAAACTTAGTCTGCACATTTTTAATACCTTCGGGAGCTACACGAGGTTTACCTACAGATTGCACATCAATTAGAGGTCTATTAAGAGCTTCACGATAAAGTAAATCAATCTCTTTAGGAGTTAAATCCTTCATTGTTCTTTTAGTTTTAAAAATATCAAAGATAGGAAACCCTGAGTACAGTTTAATTTCACCAGTTTCTCTAAGCTCTTGTTTCAACTTTTTTAATTGATTTAAAGAGCTTTCATAGGCAAATCTTTGTTGCTGTGTTAGTTCTGGATTTTCTAATATATTTTTTGTTTCCTTAACAGATTTATCTAAAGTTCTATATTCTTCTGTAGCCTTACCTGCTTTCTCAACCTGCTTCCCTGTTGGGTTAGCTGATTTCTGCACTTGCTTTAATTCAAAAGATAACTGCTCTTGAGGTGTTAATCGAACCTCTCCTCTAGTAGCAATAGGCTGTACAGGTTCTAATTGGTCTGTCGTAAACAGTCTTTCACCTTTTAATTTTCTTGGGCCTTTTACGGTAGGTATTGTTGTATCTATAAACACCTTTACTTTTCCATCAGGTCTAAACTCTCGAATAACAGCAGTTTCTCCTGAGTATTTACCAATACCTTTAATTCTAACTGCTGAACCCCTTTCAAATCCTGTAGTAGTTCTTGCAGGAGGTAATTTCATCGGCTCACCAAAAGGCATAACTCTAGGATCATATGGCTGACCTACTGGTCTAGCAAGCCGAATAGACTCAGCTTTTTCTGGTAATAGTAATAAAGGTTTATCCTTTAAATTTTTAGGTAACTTCTCCCTTGCGCTTAATATATTAAATTGTAACTGCTTTGATATGCGCTTTGCTTCTTTCTTGCCAAGATTAGGATATATTTCTGTAAGTAAATCTTCAGTGCTTTTTCTAAATTGTATTTTATTAGGCTTTCTATTTAATAAAGCATGAATCCCCATTAATACGATTGAGTTCTGCGCTTTATCTTCAAATGTATCCCCACCTGTTTCCCAACCAAGAATACCCATTGCAGTTGTACCCAATTTTTTGCCATACTTAGGAATATGGCTTAAAGCTCCTGCTCCACTAAACGCTAATGCGATAATAGAGTTTTCTACCCCCAAGTTTAACCTATCTTCTAATGTTTTAATATCAGGTCTATTATATAATTGACCATGTATATTAAAAGACAATAAATCCCTTGCTGAATTAAATGCAACATTCTTTGCTGTTTTATTCCCTGATAATGTTCTATTAATCCATTCAACCACTCTTGGAAGTTTTTTACCAGTACCAATTAAAGCCTTAGACGATACAGCCCCTAAAGAACCTAAAGATGCAATAGATCCAAATATCGATCCTACTAAATCAGCAGCAGTTTCTCCTGCAGTTTGAGGCTCATCTAAGCCCATTTCAGGATAGCCTGCGAAAGTTTCCCTAATTAAATTAGCTCTTAATCGATATGTTTTGTCTCTTGGGTTTTTAGAGAATATAGGCTCTGGAGCTGCTCCTTTAGCTACTGCTTCAGCTTGTGTGTCTACCTCTACAGGTATCTTTGCTGCTTCTGCTACAGAAACAGGTTGAGCAGTAACAGCTTCAGGTCTTTTTTCTAATACTTCACCGATTTCTCTTGGTTTAGGTGGCTCAGTAAGTTTCATTTGAGGTTGCCCACCTAGAACAGCATTAGGATATTTTTGAATAAATGAATCCTTTATAGAAGTAGGTATAGAGTACTTCTTACCATCTACATCATATTCAATACCAGGGGTAGCATTAGGATTGTCCTTAAGAAAAGCATCCCTTACATCATCTGGTATATCGTATTTTTTATTTCCTACAAAGAATCTTTGAGACATATTTACTATTACCTAAGATATTGACTATACGGATCTACATCCTCTACAGTATCTACAGCAGTGCCTGTCAATACTTTAGTCCTAATAGTATCTAAAGTATTAGTAGCTTTAGTTAATGACGATTGTGCTTTTTCGAGCCTTTTTTTATCTTCTTCAGTAAAAGGAAAAAGACCTAAATCTCTTTTTTCTTCTAATTGTTTTACTTTTTTATTAAGATCAGATACTTGAGTCCTAGCCAGGTCTATTTCTCTTTTTTCAGCAGGGGTTACACCCTCATCAGATTTTTCTACTGCTTCTATAATAGGTGTTACTTCAGTTTTTCCTGCTCTTCTCCTTACCTCAGCATAACCTGTGTATGGTGAACCTATGATTTTTGGTTCAGTAGCACCTAATAATCTATTACTTAATCCTGGACTTTTACCATCTAAAAAGCTAGTAAAAGCATCTCTGGACTTAATGTCACCTCTTCGAACCATAAATTGAGCATCTCTAGCGGCCTCATAATCGTTACCTTCTAATCCTGCTAAATTTATCAACTGTGGTAACCCCTTCGTAAAATCTTCAAACTCTTTCTTTTTATTCAACCTATCTTGTAAACTAAGTTGTGCTGCTTGTTGTATACCAGAGGAGACACCTTGAGCGAAGCCACCTGCAAATGCCTGTGTTGCCGAAGGTCTTTTCTTTGTTTTAAATTTAAAAGCCATTGTTTACTCCTTTAAGTAATGTTATAGCCCGATGAACCAGGTAAAACCTCTGTTCCAGGAAGTGAGCCACTGCCAAATGAAGTTCTTTGAGCAGAAGGTTTTCGTGTGAAAGCACTTGTTAATGCGCCACCAATCGCTCCGCCCACTGGGCCACCAACCGCTGTTCCTAAAGCAGTACCTGCAGCACCTACAATACCTTCCCACCACTCTGGCTGCCTGTCTATATCTGCTTGTATTTGCGCTCTAGAAGTCTCTTGGCTCATCATTGCCCTTCTCATTTGATCTTGAATCTGTTGTTGCGTTTGACCTAGCTGTGCCATTGTAGTCGCTTGTCCTATTGCTAACTTAGGAACTTGCTGTAATTGTTGTGCAGTTTGCGCTTCAATACCTGTAAGCCTATCTAATAAACCTCTTTCCGCTCTTTCTTGAATACCTGGAGTTAAGGCTTCTAGAGTTTGAGCTTCTCCACCTGTCCCTAAGATTGAGCGTTCTAACTGACTTAATAATTGACCTTGTTGTCTAGCACCAACTCTTTCAGCCATTTGTCTTTGCGCTCTTCCAGACCTTTGAATAAGTTGCTCTAGTTCCCCAAGTTGCGCTTCTGTTTTCTCTTCAGTTTCTTCAAGCTCTGCCATCCTACGAGCTTCTTCAGAAGTGCTTCGAGCTTTATCAATACTTTCATACGATTTCCCATCTGGAGTCGTATACAGACCAGTTTCAGGATTATACTCCGCTATGTCGCCTGCAACTGCTTGTTTATTTTGCAATGACTGTAAATAATTCTTAGCATTTTTACTTGCATTCTCTATTCTTCTTCCTCTAAAAACACCTTCGCCTTTACCTGATTGTACAGACCATTCTTTTAACACTTTACCAGTCTCAGTATTTACAACCTGATAACCAACTAATCTCTTACCAATTTTATTCTGTTTAATTTGATATTTATCCATTATAAATCCTTTGCTTTTTTAATTTCTGAGAAATGCCACTCTTCATTTAGCTTTACTGCTAAGTAAAACTTACCTTCTTTAGTGCATATCCCAATATCTGTATCTTTACCTTCTTGAGGACTAAAAAATCCTTGTTTAAGGTTAAAAATTTTATCTTGCTTACCATCGGTAAGTGTCTCAATGGTTTCTTCCATTATGGATTACTCCCTTCTATATCATAATCAATATCTATGCCATCGATGCGCACATTGCTTTCGACTCCATAGATTTCAATTTCAATGCTTTTTCCCAGTTCATTCACAATACTAGAATATGTTTGCAACGTAGAATGCTCAATCATTTCTTGAGTAATAGATGCTGTATCACTGCCATCTATATACACCTTATAAGACATAGCTGTACCTGTACTACTACCTTTATAGGTAATGTGCAATTTTGTAAAGCGTTTAAATTTATCAGGTAAACCAAAGTCATATCTTTTTGTCTTTAACAACATTGTAGAAGTGGCATCATTTGTTGTACTACTGAAAACATTAGCAACCTTCTTGGTTTCTCCTTCATACGTTTGTAATTCTTGTGTATCAGATAAAACAAATTGACTTTGATAATTACCTGTAAACCCATCAAATTTAGACCAAGATTGTGTATCAAAGTTATACGCATACATTGTATTTGCATCAAAGTCATAATTCACAACTAAGGTATTAATATTTGCGTGGTAGCCAAGAGATAATGCACCTTCATTTATTCTAAGATCTAATGCTTGATAAGTGTCTCTAATTAAAAGAGATAGTTCAGATACTTCTGTTCCACGAATAAGACTTACTTGCTTATTATCTGCAAAGCAAATACCAAAAGGTGTATCTATCACTGCGTGTTTATGTAAACAACCAATGCCTGCAATATGTCTTTCTAAAATAAAGTTTACTGATTGTGCGCTTTGTATTCTATAGATATAAATATTTCTTGTTTTAAAGACATATAATCTATTCTGAGCAGAATGTAATACAGTTATTTCATCGCCATCATTCTTACCAACATCAACAAACTTGGTTCCCACCACTGCCTCGTCGAGTTTAAAGTTATCAGTAAAGACAATGCGATTCTTTTCACGAAGTGTTTGGTCATTCTCATCCTTAAAATCTATATTTGCATAAAATGCTTTATTACCAACAACAGTCGCTGTATTCCATTTAATTGGTTTTAATCTAGTTTCTGCAGCTCTACCTGTAAGTGAATTATAGGTAGATAGCTTCAAACCATCATTTGGTATATACCAAGTAGCAAGTTTATCTGTAGATACAGCTGCAGCAAAAGCCCTAGCATCATTCATATTAAATGGGGAATCGACATCTTGCTCCTCACCGTTCCAAGTTTTCCACTTTACTGTCGCTCCACCACTAACACCTGTTGTTAGGGTTGTGCCACTGACAGATTTAATACTTGCAATAATTGTAATTGTTTGAGCTAACTGTGCAGAAGCCTCAGCTAAAGTAGTCGCAGTTGTTGCAGGGTACACAAAAACCATATTATTTGCAGTAAAGTTTGTTCCCCAACTGCTTGTACCGTCTTTTTCTGTAAATGTACTTGATGTTGAAGCATTAATATTTTCATAACTATCTGCATTAGCAGCATAAGGTTCCATACATGGAATCCAGTATCCATTATTTGTTTTAATAGTTGAACCACTTCTTATGACTACATCTTCTGCAGAATCTTTAGCTCTTGGGTCTTCTGAAAAACCATGCTGAGTATCATACGTAGTTACTAAATACCAATCAACATCATCTTCGGGTTGCCAATATAGATTAATGCCTGTGATTCTTTTATTCCAACTTGCAAGCGAAGAACCAGTAAATGGTACAATTTGAATACCTGGGCAATGCTCTCCACCTGTTGATCCAATAGAGTTTTGAGAAAATACACCTATATCACCATTAGCATCTCTAGCTAATTCACTTTCTTGGACATAGTCATATAAGAATGTCACTGTATACTTATCTTTGTTGCTAAAAGTATTTGCAGGAGCTGAAGGTATTAATTCAGGATCATCTGTGTTTCCTGCAGGAAAATGAACAAAAATACCTACTTCATTTGCTGCGTTAATATCATTGTTTTGGTCAAAAGCGTATTTCATCGCAGTGACAGTTGGAGGTGTTAATTCTGTATCTTCCAATGTCCAAGCATTTAGAGCAGTAGCCATCGGAGGCATTCTAAAACGATAGCCATCAGAATATGTTTCACCTGAACCGAAAAAATCTCTTTTAATATGCCCATACCATTTAGAGTCGTTTAAAAATGCACCATCACTAATTCTTAATACTTGATTGTGTACTAGAAGGTCATGTTTAGGTACTTCTTTTAATGAGGCATTGTCTATTCTAAAAGCAGTGGTTTCTGAAGTCCCATCAGAAGCAGAAGCAAACCAAGCAATCCCTGCTGAACTTGATTCAGGTGAAAAATATACTGTATGTGTTGCTTGATTATAATTTGCAAAAGAAATATATGTTTCAGTTAGTCCTGAATTTTTAATTGTTATGCCCACGCTTGAACCAAGTGTTTGTTGAACATCAAAAACTAGTTTATATATTTTATTTTTTTCGAGACTAAAAAGCATATTAGTATTTGATTGAGCTAATGCCCCAACACCTGAACCTGTTGAATATTGAGCATAAACATTTGCTTCCCCTACAACCCTACTCCAACCAGTACCAAAAGTCCATTTACTGGTAGCAAAAGATGAACCATCATCTAACATTTCACTTCCAAGTGTAGCATAAGTATTTATTGTTGCCCAAGAGCCATTATCTGTAGCACTTCTATATACTTTATCTGCGTTTGCGACTACCCACCATTCTGTACTAGTATTATTGCCACTCGCATCTTTTTCTGTTCTATAACGAAGAAATTCGGTGCTAGTATCTACTGTTGTTGGTAGTGCTGTACTAAGATTAAGTCCTGAACCTTTTTTTGTAATACTACCACGCTTTGTATTGATAGCATTATCAAACTTTTGAAACTGATTATCAGATATATCTAATTCAGATTGATAAGTAACTAATCCACCTGAAAAATCTCTTATAGTTTTTCTAGCCATTAAAAGTCGTTATAAGGAACAGTTAGGACTGTACTTCCATCTCTGGATTGTCTTTCAAGAATAACTCTTTGTTTTTGTTCTAACCATTCGTTTTTAAAATATGAAATTAAATTTAGGTCTCTAAGTCTCTCTGAGACTCTCCAACAAGGATAGTAAATAAGTATGCGTTGATAACGGTCATCTATTTCAAACTCACTAAACGCTACAGTATCTGCACCCCCTGAACTAGAAGTAATACTTGTAGTAAATTGCGTTGCACTTGTAATACTCTTTACAACAGTTCCTACTGAAAATTTTGATCCAGACATTTTCATTCCAATACTTAAATCAGCTGTTGAAGTCATAGAAGATGTTGTAGAGGCAGCTGCTGTGATTGCTTCTATAAGCATCTTATGCGGTAATCGATAATAATAAACTTTTATCTCTTTCACTTCAGTCGGAGTAGGAAATATACCTAACTTATCTTCATGGATATAAAAAGCCTTATCTGTTGTAATATTACTCATCGAAGAATCATCAGCAATGTCACTGATTTCATTAATACCAATTCTTTGACAAATACTTCCATCATAATCAACTCTATATATACGAGTCATTGATTCTAAAGATTGTCCTGATGTTGTAGCTCCAGTAGTATTATTTTGGAATAAAGTCCAATCAGTAACATCTACATTACTATTTTTCATTGCATATTCACTCGTATCTACAACTGAATTACGAGTCGCATATCCTTGTAATAAATTTGCCTCATCACAAAGTTGATACTGAGCTTCATTGATAAGGTCGTGTATAACAGCATCAGAGACAACAGAGGTAGAGTCTACTCCTGTAATGTTTCTGACTTCTGTTGTTATTTCTGTTAAGGTCATAATATTCCCAATAAAGAGGGGGA